CTCGGTCGCCAGCGTGCCGGTCGCGGTGTAGCCGCTCGCCCACTTGCCGCAGCAGCAGCGTCCGGGGCAATAGGCCGTGAGAGTAAACTCCCCGAGAAACACGTCATTGCACACGGCGCTTTCCGTCGCGGGCTTGTCCCACGCGGGGTCATACTCCTCTGAGACTACCAAGGATTCCTCGGGACTTGCTTCGACCGCCTGCGCGCTGGTAGCTAAGATGGCGACCACGATCAAGATGACCGTCGCGCCCAGGCACGCCG